CCTGTCGCGCTGTCCTCTCCGGCTACAATGCCGATGTACGGATTGTCCAACGCCTTAATGTCAATGTCGGAGAGAGTATTTTCGCTGATGCCTCCGCCAACAAGAACGCGCACAGGGTAGCCCGAAAACTGCATCTTCTGACAAGTGGATTTTAACGTGTTGGAAAGTGCCTCTAACGATTCAGCGGCAATACTTGTGTCGTGCCACACGGCGATGTTGACACCTCGCACAGTGAGGTTTTCGAGGTTGGATGTGGTCTGCGCGGCGACAAACAGGCGTGTGTTGCCGGCAAGTTCTTTGAAGAACATAGACACGAGAGCCGCCGTCTTGGGAAACGCCTGGGCGGTTATGCCTTTCTTGGCGGCATCGTCAGGAGAAAACACCGTCAATATGCCGCCGGTGTACTCCTTGGTCAAAATGGCGGGAACGGCATCCGGCGCGTTGATGGTGCGCAGAAGGTTGCCGTCGCTTATGCTGACTTTTACTTTTGGAAATCCCATAGTAGTTACGAATTAAGATTTTTGAATTTGAATTTTGCTCAATATGTTCTCGAACCTTTCAATCACAGCCGAAATACGGTTTAGGGCGACGGCGATTTCCTTGAACGCCTCGGCGTTTTTCTTGAAGGCCTCTGCGTTCTCTTTTATTGCGCCTGTTGCCTCCGTATTCGCCATTTGCAGGTACGCAACCAACTGGTCGCGGAGTTTGGTAAGCTCCTCGTCCTTGCGCTCGCGGTATTTAGCAAGTTCCTCGTCGCGCTTGTCCATCCGCTTTATCAGGTATCTGCCTACGATACCCAACGCCGTGAGGCTTACTATCGACACGGCGATGGGGTAGGCAAACGATTGGAAAATTTCGACCATATCGTATTGCTATTTCTTAGATCCTACAATTGCCACAACTCCGGCATAGTCGGCGCGTTTGGCGCGTCCGCCCGCCTTCACTTCGGCAGAGAATACGTCGCCGTAGTAGAGCGGATTGCCGAGGTCTTGGTAAGGCATGATGTCGCCTTTGGCGATAGCCACGCAGTCTTTCTGCCAACAGAGGGCAGCGGGGTTCATAGTGTTGGTAATCTCAGTGCCGGGCACAATTGGTGTGGTAATGCCGGTGAAAACCAACACCGACGACCTTTCCATGATGTTAAAGCCGTACAAGCGTCCGCAGATGCCGTTTTTGAGGTCGGCGGCAGCTTGGAATGCTGCCATCTGGTTTGCCGAGAGGCTGTCCAAAAGCTGCTGGTACATCTTGCTTTCAAGCAAGGCGTAACGGTCGGTCTTGGGCACGTTCTGGTGGTTCATAATGTACTGCGCCTTTTCGAGTTCCTTGTAGGTGAAGGCGTTGCGCTGCACAGTTACGCCCTGCGCGATTTCAACCTCGTCGAGTGCGCCGGTGGTTACGATAATGTTGGCAGCGGGAATGGTGTCGGTAGCCGCGCCCTTGTTTTTGAGACCGACCACCCAATTGTAGAGAATGTTGTCTCCAACGGCTTCCATAAGTGTTGCCACGTGGTCGGCGAGTACGCTGTCGGTCTTGTCGTATGAGATTTCAGCCTGTTCGCTCCACGCCACATGCACAGGCTCTGTGGTAAAGCTGTCCAAGGCGTATGTTACGCTTGTGTCGCCGCGCTGTGTCGCCACTGCGGGGAATGTCGAGCGGTTCTTCACAGTCTGGGGGCTTGCGCCGGCTTGCGGAATGTGCACCACCGCGCCTGACTTTACATACTGCGACTCGTCGGCGGCAAGTCCGAGGTGTGGATTGCTGCGGCGCAGTTTTTCTACGATGTAGTTTGCAAATACTTCTTGCGAAATCATTGTTGCCATGATAAATACGATTTATGAGTTATGAATTACATATTATGAATTGCCTTTGCGGAGTTCCTCGTACAATTCGGGAAAGTCTCTCTTTACGCTTTCCAATTCGCCTGAGATGTAGAGGTCGTTGAAGGTCTTGCCTCTGAGGTGTTCGGGAACGTCGGAGTTGAGCCGCTCGGTGATAAGGCTCTGCGCTGGTAGTTTCTCCACAAGGTTTTTCAATCCGCACGGATTGTCCTTGTAGTCGGCTCTGAGCTGTTCGGCAGTTGCCGGAGTGATTTTGCGCTCCTTGACGGCGGAGTCTAATACGCCGTCGATCTGTGCGGCGGTGAGTTGGTCTTGCACCAAGGCGAGGCGGTTTTCAGCGTCGGCGGCTCGGCGCACAAGTTCCTTAACGGCGAGAACCGCGTCTTCGGCGGAGGCGCCGTCTTTGAGGTCGGGCAGTCCGAGGGCGGCGACAGCCACCATCACGCCCGTTGTTGCGTTGTCTGTGTTTTTCATATTTCCTGTTGTTATAAAGTTTGAAGACAAGTCGTGCAAGAGGTTGTCCGACTCATCGTATAATTGCGCTATTGCGTTGTAGTTGCCGGGTATGTCCACGATGGAACACTCGCGGCAAAACCATCTCAAAACCGTGGGTCCTGTCTGTCCTTCGAGTTTGTACTTTCCTTCGTCGCTCACTTCCAATGCCACGATGTGTCCTACCGAGGCGGCGTTGTAGAATCCGTCCTCTATCTGTTGCGCCAACTGCGGAAACAGTTCGTCGTTGATCACCGGCTTGGCGAACACCATACCGGCTTCCGTTCTGAAATCCTCCCAACGCACAGCCACGCCTTTGTCGCGCTCGTGCATCAGAAAGCCAATCGGAGGATTGAACCTGTCGAGCTCAAACCCCGAAGTCAAAAGCCGGTAGCCGTACACGTTCACGCTGTCGTCGGTGATACAGAATTCTTTGTCTATCTTTTTCATGTTGTTAGTTTTTAAATACATTATTAAAAAGGCAGGGCTTTGTGTGGGGCTTTCGCTCTTCCTTAGTCTCGCCGCCCTGCCGTACCGGGGACGTTGCCAGCAACGTTCCCCTTGTTTTTCCGAGGCTTTTTTTTTGAATGCAATGCAAATTTACGCGGGCCGACCGCCACGCTCCAAAAACCTATGCCAATCTAACATAGGTTTTTGCAAGGCACGGTATGTACATAATACTTTTGCATCATAAATCAGTTGAGACAATGGCAAAGAGCAAAGACAACATAAAGGAGATAGCGCAGATCCTCTTTCTGCAAAACAAACTTTCACAAAAAGAGATTGCCGAAAAGTTGGAGGTGTCGCAGCAGACCGTCACCCGCTGGGCAAAGGCGGGCAACTGGGACAGCCTGCGCAAGAACCTGCTGACCTCAAAAAGCAGCCGGCTCTCCGAACTCTACGACGAGTTGGAGGAGTTCAACCGTATGATCAAGGAGAAGGACACCTACAAGGTGGCTGATTCAAAGGAGGCCGACGCACGGCGCAAGCTCATTATGGACATCAAGGCTCTCGAAGGTCGGTGCTCCATTGCGCAGACCACCACCACAGGTATGGAGTTCTGCGAGTTTGTAAAGACCGCCGCGCCCGACCTCGCGCCTAAGGTTGTAGAACTATTCAACGCATTTGTCAACAAGTCAATCGAAAACGCAAAATGGCAGGAGTAAGCAAGGCATCCGAAAAAGACTACTTGAAACTGTGGCAGCGGTACTGCGACAATTTCAAGAACTCCACACCCACGGACATCAACGAGCCGGAGGCGGACAAGTTCCGCCGTATCCGAAGGCTCGAAGCCAACCCCGAGGAGTGGTTCAGATACTATTTCCCCCACTATTGCACAGCCAAGCCCGCAGCCTTCCACATCGCTGCCACCAAAAGGCTCATACAAAACGCCGAGTGGTTCGAGGTGCGTGCATGGAGCAGGGAACTGGGCAAGTCGGCACGCTCGATGATGGAGATTTGCTACCTTGCGCTTACAGGAAAGATAAAGAACCTTCTCCTTGTCTCCAATTCGCACGACAACGCCGAAAGCCTATTGCTGCCGTTCAAGGCGTGTTTTGAGGCAAACCGCCGTATGGAAAACGACTACGGCTCACAGCCAACGCTCGGACTGTGGACATCCGGTAAGTTTATGATAAAAGCCGGTTGTATGTTCCGCGCCCTCGGCTGGGGCGAATCGCCGCGAGGCACACGCAACAACGAGAAACGCCCCGACTTTATCCTCATAGACGATTTCGACACCGACGAGGAGTGCCGCAACGAGGACACGATGCGCAACAAGATCAACTGGATAGAACAGGCACTGATTCCAACGCGCTCGATCTCCAACCCCACAAGGATATTGGTAAACGGCAACATCATACACGACAACTGTGCGGTAAAGTACCTTGGAGAAAACGTTGCAGACAAGTTCGACATAGTAAACATCCGCGACAAGGACGGCAGAAGCTCATGGCCGGAGAAAAACACCGAGGAGCAGATAGACCGTGTGCTATCTACCGTCAGCTACGAATCCGCCCAAAAGGAATACTTCAACAATCCGATGGACGGCGGCACGGTGTTCAAAGAGGTGGTTTTCGGCAAAGTCCCGAACCTCAGGAACTGCGCGGTGCTCATCTACGCCGACCCCGCAACCTCAAACAAGGACGTATCCTCAGG